GATCGTCGCTGGTTCTACCTTCATCGATTACTTCCGCTCTGCTTCCGAATCTGCGGTGTCACGCTATGCTGTTCAGCCGACTCAGCAGGCTCAGATGCCATGGCACATGGATCCTTCTGTTGAGGTCAAGAACGGTGGAACTTTCACCGGCCTTTACTTCCAGGGTGTTCCGATCCTTTGGGATCCGACGTTCGATGGTGGATGCACAACGAAAGATAGCTCAGCTACTTATGACTGGAAACGTCGCTGCTACTTCATTAATACCAATCACATGGCCCTCCGTCCTATCGAAGGCAATGATATGGTTGCGAGAAAGCCGCCGCGGCAGTACAACAAGTATGAGTACTACTGGGGTATGACCTGGCGCGGTTCTTTGACGGCTAACCGTCTGAACTGCCATGGCCTTATCTGGAGTGTGGCTTAAACCTTGGCGGGAAGGGGGAGCCTGGTCGCTCCCCCGACCCTCTTTTTTTATAGGGAGAAAACATGTACCAAGTTCCTAGAATTTTGATCGAAATTGATAACGATCAGTTTACTAAACCTTCTAAGAAAATACCTTCTCACGAACTTCCGTTCTATCTAGAGAGGTATGGTCCCAGTATCAACATCAAAGAAAAGCTTAGCGATACATACGATATCGATAGCTTAGAGGAAGAGTGGACTCGACTCTGCACCCAGTGGGGTGAAGGAGCCACGCTTTCAGTATTTGGTAGACCGCCAGAAGGTTTGACTAGCAAACTTGACGAAATAGTGGCAAAAGAAAGGAATGTCAAGAACACTTCTAAGTCTACGAACAGAACTAGCGCAACGGCTGGGGTTTAGTGCTTCTGGAACTGCGGCTATAGCGCAGGCAGATATATTAAATTCCGCCCTTAGAAGCGCTCAAGACCAGTTATTTTACGAGTTTGGTGATCTACTCACTAAGAAAGTAAATGACACCACGCCAGGCACCACTACTGCTGGTACCGCTTACTATTCTTTTCCATCTGACTGTGACCCATATAAACCTTTAACGGTATCTATCCAGAGGCAAGGCACTGGTAGATTCTATGAACTTCAAATCGGCATTGGGGTTCATAGGCATAACGATCTACCCGTTCTCAATCAAATGGATCCCGTTAGGTGGGATGTTATTGATGATGCTGGAACCGCTAAGATAGAAGTTTGGCCAGTTCCTAACGACAGCACATCTAAATTCCGGCTAGAATATAATGCCGGCATGAGCGCGTTCTCCGCTGACTCAGACACAGCTACGGTAAATCCTCAGCTTATCTTGTTGCATTCTCTTGCGACAATGAAAGCTCACTACCGTCAGCCAGATTTTGAAATATACGCGAATCAGCTATCTCAGCTGCTAGGCAGAATCAAAACAATCGGCCTCGTGGGAGGCGGATCATTCCGCAGATACTCTAAGCGTACTGCAAACTTCTATCTTGATCCTGGTAATGATCTGCAAATATCCACGCAATCTCAGTACGAGATAGCATCAATCATTGCTAAAACCTACGTCTCTACGGTAGATGCTGGTTCTGGCTCAGACTATATAGTGACGAGTTAATATGGCTACTATTACAGTCCCAACTATGACCCCAAGGTCTGGACCCACTGGGGGTCCTCTAGATGATGCGAATGATTATTTCCATATAGCAGATTCTTCAACAGATAACAGACTTCCAGCAGGATCAGCTAAAAACTATATTTTAGAGGGCGTTAAAGGTGGTTCAAATATCACCGAAACGGTTAACACCTCTACTTACGACACTACAGTTGCTTTAGACACGACCTTAACGGGTTTAGTATCTGTAACATCTACGGATTTTGTTGGAGATTTAACTGGCGATGTAACAGGTGATGTTACTGGAGATTTAACAGGAAACGCAGATACTGCTACGGCCTTAGAAACTGCTAGAACAATAGCTGGCAACAGTTTTGACGGGACAGCTAACATAGATATAGCGCTTGCCGATTTATCTAATGTTTCGTCTACAACCCCGTCTACTGGAGAAACTCTGAGTTGGTCAGGAACAGATTGGGCACCAAGCACAGCTGGGGCAGGTAGTGTTATAAGTGTTGCTATAGCCGGCACAGACGGTATCGATGTAGATAGTGGATCTCCTATAACATCTTCTGGAACTATCACCCTTGGGTTATCTAGTGTTCCTAATAGTTCTCTAGCAAATAGTTCAGTTACTGTTGCTGGTCAAACCGTGGCTTTAGGAGCTTCTGCAACGGTAGGCATAACAGATCTTTCTGATGTTTACTCCTCGATGAGCCCGTCAGATGGTCAAGCTTTGGTATATGACACCACCAACGGTTGGCAAGCAGAAACACTCACAGGAGATATTGAGGGAGTAACAGCAGGCACTAACCTAAACGGTGGCGGAACTAGCGGTACGGTAACTATAAATCTAGATACCACCATCACTGGTCTAACGTCTGTAACATCCACTGGGTTTACCGGAGCTTTAACAGGTAACGCATCTACAGCCACCGCTCTTGAAACGGCAAGAAATATTGCTGGCGTTAGTTTTGACGGCACAGGTGATATATCTGTTCCGATTACGGGTTTGTCAGATGTTTACACGTCGATGTCTCCCTCAGATGGAGACGTTCTTACTTACGATACAACCAACGGTTGGCAATCTGAAACCCCAACAACCGGTGATATCACTGAGGTAACTGCTGGAACAGGGTTAACTGGCGGCGGAACATCAGGAGCGGTAACTTTAAACTTGTCGACACCTGTCTCTGTAGCGCATGGCGGCACTGGCCAGACAACTTATACTAACGGCCAGCTTCTGATTGGGAACACAACCGGTAATACTTTAGCTAAATCAACTCTTACTGCTGGGACTAACGTTACGATAACTAACGGAACCGGCACTATAGAAATAGCCGCTACAGATACTAACACCACTTATACTGCTGGCGACGGTTTGGATTTAACCGGCACAGAATTTAGTACGGATTTGAAAGCTAACGGTGGACTTGTTGTAGAATCTACAGAATTAGCATTAGATCTAGGAGCTTCGTCAATAACAGGTAATCTTGGCGTTAGTAATTTAAATAGCGGAACAAGCGCCTCCTCTACCACTTTTTGGAGAGGAGACGGGACTTGGGCAAGTGTTCCATCAACTGGCGATCCAGCTGGAACCGCCGTAGCAATGGCCATAGCACTAGGAGGCTAACATGGCAAACACCTTTAAAAACCAGGGTGCGGCGTTAACTGCTTCAGGCGGTATTGTTTACACCGCTCCAGCTGCAACCCAATCTGTTATTCACTCGTGTTACATAAGTAACATAGACGGAGTTAACTCTGCTGATGTTACCATCAAAGCTAGAGCAACCTCTGGTGATACTTATTATCACGTAGCTAAGACGGTTCCAGTACCTGCCGACTCTACTCTAGTTCTAGACAAACCTATTGATCTAGAAGCAACTGGGGATATTCACATGACGGCTAGTGTTGATAGCGACTTAGAGGCAGTATTGGGGATTCTGGAGATTACCTAATGTCATATATTGGCGCCAAGGAACTAAAAGCTTCTGACATACGTAGGTTTGATGTTACAGGATCTACTAGTGCTACTCACACCCTTACCTGGACGGCTCCTACAGAGCAGAGTCTAATAGTAACGATCAACGGTGTTAAGCAGCAAGAAGATGCTTATTCAGTTTCAGGAACAACTCTTACGTTAACGTCAGCGCTGGTATCCACGGATAAGTTAGAAGTCATCGGCATCAACGACATCGGCACGACGATCACGCCAGCCGAAGGTTCAGTCACCAACGACCACATCAGTACGTCAGCGGCAATCGCCAAAACCAAACTCGCATCCCTCGACATAGTAAACGCAGATGTCAACGCATCAGCGGCTATTGCTCAGAGTAAACTATCTTTAGACATTACTAACTCTGACATCAATGCTTCAGCGGCGATAGCAACCTCAAAGATCAGCGGTCTTGCCGCATCAGCCACAACTGACACGACTAATGCCTCAAACATTTCAAGCGGCACGTTAGCCGCCGC